CGGACGGCTTTACTTTTTCGAGATGCATGTTGTATGTATCGCTGTGATTCAGCCACCCCATCTGTTCCTTTCTTATCCTTCCGAATCCACTTTGATATCACCCGTGCAGACTGATATGGGGCTGTCGCACTCCGGATCAGGACGAAAGGCACCGCTCCGACAAGCCCCTTAGATTTTCCTCCTTGATTATTTACTTTTGTATTTGTTCCAGGTTGAGCGGGGGCGATCCCCCGGTCCCCCCCCTGTCGCTACGCTCCTGCCTGGGTATTTTTATAAGCAGGCGACGGGCCGAAGTTCCAAAGCGAGTTCGAGAACGGATTGCTCACGTGAAAAGCTGCGCCAACAAGAAACGAGTGGGCGCACGACGCACCCCGGACCAGGAAATTCGTTCCGTTAGCGAACCAGCATCCATCTGGCACGTACTTGTTCTGTGCGCCTGCTGCCGTCTTTGGAATCATACCGTGCTCATCATAAGTCACTTCTGAAATGTATCCTCCAGATGTTCCTCCGATTCCTCTCCCCAGGTTCTTGTAGTTCGTCACATCACCGTTCACCGTATAAGGGGCAAAATCTTTCACATAAAGAATGCTGTTAATGAACCAGACTCCGAATGTTCTCTCCCACCTATCACCGATCAAGTTTTCTAACCACATGAATTTCATGTTCGTGTTCCCATTTCCGCCATAATATGGTCCATAGCTTACCAGGGATCCTGTTGTGTGCAGATGTGATGCCTGGCTTCCTCCTGCATAATGACCGTTTCCCCAGTGTGCCTGTACATCTGTGGATTTTCCCATCATGAACATGTAGTCGATAATCATTGCGGCGTCGCAATAATCATCGAATATCCATCCGGTTCCGAGAGCCTGTATCTGCGTCCACTCTGTGGCTCCTGTCTGTGTATTCATCGGCGTTTTTCCTGACAACGACCTCACCTTTGACGAAATGGAGGAGCCTTCAAACATCGGCAGATATATCACATCATTCTCAAACGCTGTCGCTTCCGTGTCTCCGTACATCCAGGGATAACACTTCCAGTCTGCTCCAAGCTTCAGTCGTGATACTCTAAAATGTGCAACTCCTTCCTCGTCTGTCCACCGCTTGAAGTATCTTTTCGGAAATTCCACCATGGCGTTCGCATTCACGCTCTGATCTGCCACACTGGAAGATGCTCCTGTCGCTGTGAGTGTCTGGTTCTTTGCGTTCAGTTCCTGAAGCACTTCTCCGTCAAACCCCAGCATGACCGGTCTGATTCCAAGCCAGTCGTGGAACTGCTGCCAGTCTCCGATATCGATAGACGCATCTGCTCCACGCACCGGCACACCTTCATACTCTGCATTGTCTACTCCTGCCGGATATGTGATATTGCTTTCTGTGTTTGCCTCTACCAGTGTCCAGTCGTATCCGAAAAGCATCTCGTTGAGTGTTATCATCTCGCCAAGATGGCTCACTGTGACCTTCTGGCCTCCGACTCTCCACGTTCCAACCTCCTCCAGCTCAAAGGATGCCATGCCCTGGCTGTTTACTGTCGCCGTATGTGTCAGGCTGCCTTTTTTTGCTTCAATGCTTCCCTCAACGGCTTCTTGTGCTTTGTAGATGATGATGACCTTTGCTGTGTGTGACGGTGTAGCTTGCCCGATATTTGATGCTCCTCTGTTGTAGACATAATGGTCAGAATACGGAAAAGCCTTGTAGTAGTACGTTGTTCCATTTGACAGCCCTGTGTCTGTATAGCTTCCTTTCAGCTCTGCCGAGTTGATGACAAGCTCTCCATCCAGTTCTGTCTCCGGAGTCTTTTCCGTCGATCTCCGAATCGTGACGCCCTTGCTGTGGCAGATGGTCTGTCCGTTCACTGAGGTTTTCTCGTCCACTTCCCACTGTAAAGTAACCTCTTCGTCTCCGTTGATTACCAGGAACGACGGATCCGGTGGTGCGATACCCCAGCCTCCTTCGTCTCTGTGCGCTTTATATACCAAATCAGCCATTTACTTTTTCCTCCTTTATGCTTCCATCTGTCCCGAATGTGGTGACATTCTTCCAGATTACCTCTCCGGATGCCTTCGTAAGTGTTTCCACGATACTTCCGTCTTCTGGGAAGGTCGTGGTCTTTATCCGTCCATCTGCAAGTGTTTCCACGATACTTCCGTCTTCCGGGAAGGTCGTGGTCTTTGTCTGCGTCTTCGAGGATACTCCATCGTTGATGTCATCCACTTCGTTCTGTAGATTCCCTGCTGCATCTTCAGACAGCTGTCCCTTCATACTGTCGAACCACGTGGTAAATAGTCCGGAAAACTCCGTATTCTTTTCGTTCAGTGCCGCTACGAATGCCTCGTATGCTGTCTGTCCTTCGCTTTCCAGCCTTGCCACATCATTCTGAAACGCTACAAATTCCTCATATACTGCTTTTTTGTAGTTCTCAAAATAACTGTCAAACTGAGCAGAGAACTGACTGAAATCCATTTCCTGAACCGTTCCGACCACCACTCCGCACAGCTCCGTGTCTGTTCTCGTGTCTGTAATGTCCGCCTGTGTAATCTTGACGGCTCCATGTACCACGCTGATCTGTGCCACCACGAGCTGATATACTCCATTCTCCCGCACCGGTACCAGCGGTGTCGGATTGCTGGAATATCCTCCCGTGACTACTTTTGCATTCACGTCCCGGTCGGAGTCGTTTCTTTCAATCACGATGCTGTCAATCCTGTCATAAGTTGCATGCGCTGTCTCCAGCTGCAGCTTCTGACTCTTCTTGAAAAATTTCACTTTTCCGTCTACGTTCGCATATCCTCTGGCCAGAGATACCGTCATGTCATCGTTTGCTGTGACCTGCAGGTCACCGGTGAACACTCCCGTAGTAAAAAATTTTTTCAACCAGTATTCAAAACTTTCCGCATTATATATGCGGTCATGGTTCTCGCTGGCATAGAAAAAAGCATGTTCAAGTCCACTCGCCATGTTATGTGTCACTCCAGTCTATTGACTCCGGCAGACTGTCTCCGAAAGTCGGCTGGATCCTCCTTCCTCCATATTCATAAATTTCCTGAACCTCTGTCATCCGTTGGTCCTGTGTGATTCCCCAGGCTTTTTTCTTTACAGTCACAATGTCGCCCAGGTCATAATTTTCTTTGTACTTATAATTCACATCTGCTCCGGTGTCGCACTCAAACGACCTCGATACGATGTCCTCTGCCAGTTTCTCCTGGCCTCTCGTGGTCAGAGCCGCCTTGTACTGGTCTGCGCTCAGATCATCCTGTCTGATGTCCTTTGCGTCCACAAAAACCTCTCTGAGGTCCAATCCCGTTGCATCTCCGACCTTTACGATGGTTCTTGCGCTTCCTTCTCCTTCGCCTCCCACATACGCCACTGTTTTCAGCAGCTGGTCATTCTCCCGGTATATGGTATTATTCAGGTTGTTGTAGCTCTCCGAGAACGTGACTCTGTTGTTCACTCCCTGGGATGTTGTCCTGTCTACCCCTTTGTAAACTTCAAAGTATATGACCTTTTCGTCGAAATCTGGCCGGAAGCGGAATCCAAGTCCGGCGCTCTTTGCCAACTTCTCCTCGTAGTCCAGCAGATTCTTGTATGTGGCCTGAAAATCGACCAGTTCCTCGAATCCCTGCAGTTCTCCGAGTTGCACTCGTGGAATCGGCACAGCGCCGCTCAGGAGCTGTCTCATGGCTACCTCCACCTTTCCTGTGAAGTTTACCGTATCCTTGATGAGCCGCCTGTCCATATATGACGAAATGAACCGGCCTTTTGCTGTGATTTCGTTCTTTGTATCGCTTTCTTCCAGTTTCCTGTCCTCTATCACTCCCGCCTCGTCGCATCCTCTCATCCAGATCAGATTCGTCTTTTCCGTGAGCTTCAGGTTGTCGTCTGTTATCGGAGCGTACAATTCAAATTCTCCCGGCTCGTTATACCGGCGGCGCCAGAGGAGTGATGTCTGGTTCTCCATCACTCCCAGGAAATCCATTTCTTTGTTATAAAATCGTATTTCCATATCACACCCCCAGATATCTATACCGGTATGAAATCTGAACCGTCATGTAGTTCTCTCCTGCTGTTGCTGAGTAGCCTATCGTATTCTTTCCATGTTCCAGCTGGATGAACTCCGAGTTTTCTGACAGATATTCATTGATTTCGCTCTGCACGCCCTCATGCGTCAGGTAAACGTGCTTGTTGTTTGTTCCCGTTGTGATAGTCACCTTATCGCCTGCTACCAGCTGCAGGGGCTTCCCGGATGTTCCCACTGTAATCTGCTCCCCCTGCTCCACATGGTAGATGGACGGGTTCGTCACTGCTCCTGCTGCCTGAATCACTATCGTCATACCGATGTTGTCAGCTGCAGAAGTGTTATCGATGGTCTTCAGCTTCTCCTCTACTCTCGCCTCGAACTCCTCTCCTTCTGGCGGAAATTCGTGCGCAAATTCAAAGTATGATATCCATCCGGCCATCGTTACCGTGATATCGCTCGGAGCCACAAAGAACGGATCCGGACATAACAGACTTATCGTCGCCTGTCTCGCTCTGCTTGCTCCATCGATGTCGATAGATTCTACATAATACTCAATAGACCTGCTCTCTGCCTTGTCATTTTCGAGATATACCAGCGTCCCCGGAGACTTCGGTTTGAATAGATTATATAAGAGCGACCTGTTCTCCTGGTGGTCTGCTTTCGGATGGTCTCGCAATGTCAGCACGATGTTCCTCATCTGCGTTGTCGATCCTTGATAAGTGGAACCGTCCGTCATTGTGTTCTCCGATGTGGTGACTGTATTTTTTACTGTATAGATGCCGTCGCAATCCTCCAGTAGGAACGGACTGAAGGTGTCCGAAAAAGACACCTCCATACCATCCTCATTTTTGCATATGATTGATCTTGCCATGCGTTACCCCTTTCTCAAAGCCAGCACCATATTCTTCGTGGCGTTTCTCGTCTGCCGTGCCACTTCTGACGGTGACAGCTCCTGTGGGCTGTAGATGTTTACTGTCTGGTTGTAACCGCCTGCTGCCGTATCTTGTCCCTGTTCTGTCGCCTGGTTCAGCTTTCTCTGTCCCTGGCTCAAACCGACTGCGAGGTCTGTTTGCAGTGTTCCTGCCGTTTCTTTGGTCAGCTGTTTCATTGCATCGGTCACCGGCTTCGTGTTCTCGACGATTCCCTCTGCCATTCCGGCCGGGATCCATCGTCCCACTTCTTTCTTCATTACCTTTGACGGGCTCGCTATTCCCAGGAAGTCCTTTGCCGCATCGAGAGCTGCTTTCGCTGCATTCTTCGCTGCATCTACAATAGTAGAGACCCCTGCCTTGATTCCGTCTGCTATTCCGGCGATGATATTTGATCCAAGACTCAGCCAGTCATACGACAGGAATGCTGACCTTACCTCTGCTATTATGCTCGGGATTTTCGCCACAAGCTGAGGAATTGCCTGTATCAGTCCTGCGGCCAGCTGTGCGATCAGTTTGATTCCTGTCTGCAAAATAGTAGGCAGGTACTCCATGATAGTCGCTACCAGGTTGATCAGTACCTTGTAAATGGACGCTATGATTTCAGGCAGATTCTGCAAGATTCCGAGTGCCAGATTGCTGATGAGCGTAACTCCAGCCTCTAAGATAGTAGGCAGATTTTGCAGAATAAACGCCACCAGCTGTGTCAGTATCGTTCCCATGGATGAGATGATAGTGGGCAGGTTCTGCAAGATTCCCATCGCCAGATTGCTGATGATTTCCACTCCCTTGTTCAGCACTTCCGGCAGTTTTTCTGTTATGGACGAAAAAACAGACTGGATTATATTCCCGTCTGTCCCTAAAATTTCACCCGCTGCGATGTCCATATTGTCTCGCAACGTGGTTATGAAGTTGTTTGCTATTGTCACCCAGTCAGCATTGATGAGTGCGTTTCCGAGTGATGCTACAAGCCTGACCGCCGCCTCTATCAAATACGGGGCTGCTGCCAGTATCCCATTCGCCAGCTCCGATATGATTTCTATGCCACTTTGTACGATTTCATCCGCATTGTTTGATGCTATATTCAGCATCCGGATTGCTCCGGTCAGTACTCCGGACAGTAGCTGTGGAGCTCCTCTGATGACATTTGCCACCATCGGAATCAGATTCCCTGTCAGGAATGTAAATACTGTATCCGTCAGAGCTTCCAGTGATGGCCCTATATCCTCGCCGAGCGCAAGGTTTCCGAGTACATTCGTGAATGCCGCTTTCATTGAGGACAGTGATCCTGACAATGTGCTCGCCGCCTCTTTCGCTGTCGTTCCTGTAATATCAAGGTCTTCCTGTATCACATGGATTGCGCTGTACACATCCGACAGGTTGTCGATGTTATACTCGACTCCGGAGAGCTTCTGGGCGTCTGCCAGCAATCTCTCCATCTCGGACTTCGTTCCTCCGTACCCGAGTTTCAAATTGTCCAGCATTGTATAATTCTGCTTTGAGAATCCTGCGTATGCGTTTTTGATGGACTCCATATCGGTACCCATCTTGTTCGCATTGTCTGACATGTCCGTGATGGACATGTTTGCAATGTCCGCCGCTTTCGCCGTGTCTCCTCCGAGCCCCTGCAGTAATGATGCAGCGAACCCGGTGGCCGTCTCCATGTACTCATTTGCAGACATTCCAGCTGTCTTGTACGCCTCTGATGCGTACTGCTTCATCGTATCTGCACTGTCTTTGAACAGAGTTTCTATACCGCCGATGCTCTGCTCCAGGGCGGCTCCCTCTTCAATGCTTTCCTTGATTGCTGTGCCGATTCCTGCTGCCACAAGAGCCTTCTTTAGCGTCCCGACCAGGTTTCCTCCGATGCTCTTTCCTGCAGATTGTCCGGCCGATGCTGCCTCGCCTCCGAGTGCTTCTGTAATTTTTCCCTTGATGCCCTCTGCGGATGGGATAATCTGGACATAGGCTTTCGCTAATTCTGTGCCGCTTGCCATTTTTTACCCCTTTCCTATGATTTTTTCTCGCTCCGCCTCAAATTCTTCAGCCGTGTCGAATGCCATGATATTGCTTTCCGCTTTTTCTCCTGTAATCGATGTCAGGATTGACTTCGGCCTATTCAATCCCTTTTCTGCATCTTTTGTCTTCGTCCATGCAATCCATGTGAGCCGGTCTACTGCTGCCGCCAGGAGCATGATGTCCGATTCCACCTTTATCCCTGCCAGCTTCATCTTGATTCTTGAATTTTCCCTCAACCCAGCAGAAAGAGCCGCCAGTGTTTCCGCTGGCAGCTCTCTGTAATTTAATACTCCGTATGTTTCAGCCAGATCACAGATCAGGGCTGTTCTGTCTGTCGCCATCATGCCGGCGAGGGTTATCAGTTTTTTCCTTTTTCTCCGAATGCTTCAAAAATCTCCTTTATCGCATCGCTAACTGCTGCGACGGGTACTCTGCCGTCTTCGGTCCGCAAAGAATCATATAACTTTTTGCGTCCTTCCGTTCCAAGCACCAGCTTGACCATTCTGGACACTGCAAGAGGATCGTCGTCTGCTGCCTCTGCCAAGGTATCCACGAGTTCCATGTTGTCCATGGTATTCTCATCCATCTCGAGCTTCAGTCCGTTTTTCAGTTCTATCGTCTTCATACTTATTCACCTGATCCTTTCACAATGTATTCATAGTGTGTCTGTCCGTCCGTATCCGGTACGGCGCTGATTGTGGTCTCGTATCCTACCGGATCACCGTCTGCATAGGTAATATCTCCTACTTCTGTGACCTTTGCGCTCGGGATGCAGATTCTTTTCAGGACTCCGCCCTTCAGGATCATATCGACAACCCATGCACAATAGTCCTGTTCGTCGCTGTTTGCCTTGATTGCTATTCCTGTGTCCAGCTCTCCTGTCACATTAGCATTACCGTAGACAGCTTTCAGGACTTCCACATTCATCGCTTCGATGAGTGTAAACTGGAAAGTATCCGGCTTGTCGGTCTGTGTGTCGAGCACGGTGTCTCCGCCCCATGCTTTCACCTGGTCATTCTCCGGCGAATTGCTGTTCACAAGTCCGTCCTCGGAGCAGTATCCCAGGCTTTTGAATGCCGGATTCAGAGCCGACTTTGCATCTACCGGTAACGCAGTACCGAGTGGTGCTCTGAAGATTGCCCCACCTTTTTTAGGCTTGCCTGTCGTTACATTTTTTGTATCTGACATCTTTTTCCTCCTGTTATGTTAATAATAAATAAAATCATACACAGCCTGGTATCTATATCTTTTTGTGGCTGTGTCCGTGTAGTTGTAATCTGTGTTGAGTGCCGCCCTGCTTACCGGATTCTGGTTTTCGATTTCCTCCATAACGCTCTTCATTTCCTCGTTCAGTTCTGCTGCCTGCTCCAGAGTTGGAGCATAGGACTGTATCGTCAGAGTCGCCGTCTGCAATCCGTCTCTTTTTCCTCCGGCTGTTTTTTCGATGAGCAGGTATTTCTCCGGCTGTTCTTCTGGTTCTTCCATGTAAGCAGGTGCGCTCATATTCTCGTTCAAAAATTTCAGAACTACTTTTTCAATCATCCTGTCACCTCAACGCTTTCAATATGATGTTGTCCTTCGAGTTTTCTTTTCTCGCTTTTCTTGATACTGCTGCCACCTCAGCATTTGCTCTATTCTTTCCACTTCGGTATGTAACCTCATAGCCTGCTCCCAGGGCTGCCTGCGTGGCGTATGCATGGTCTTTACATATCTGCATCATTTCTTCTGACTTTAATAAGTTTCTGACTCCTGCCCGGTTCAGCTTAACTTTCACTTTTTTGGCCGTACCTCTTCACCGTCACTTTCTTATTCCACCCCAGTGGAATCAGCTTTTCAATTCCTTCAAGTGGTACTCCTATCGTCTCCCACTTTTTCCCGAAAAACTCCACTGTTCTGTTTTCCCAGTCATGTGTGTCTCCCTTCGGGATTGCCAGCGAATACACCGTTTCTTTTCCTGAAAGGTTGTTCTGCGCCAGGATGTCATCTGTGGATGCAGGGGCTACGAGCACATTCTCGATGTCAACCGGAGTCTCTTTGTATATCGGACGGTTGAATCCGTCCGTCCCCGTCTGCGTCTTTTCATACAGTTTGATTGTTATTCCTTTTATCAATCCCATATATTTCCACTGCTCCATATTTTTGTCTTCTCAGCCCGAGTCTTGCCAGTTCTGACCGCTTGATGAAGAGTCCGCCTCCCGGAATCAGGAATGTGGCGCTTGCCGTGTATCCCAGGGCCGACTCTGATGCTTGCGTCATCGGTTCCTGGTCTGTGGATGTCATCAGCGTCCTCGCTGTCACATCCACGGTCACGGATTTTGCCACCATGGCAAGGTCTTCATCTGCGTTTATCATTTCGTCCAGATTCTTTCCTACCTTTTTCGCTTCCGTCCGTAGAGACGCTGACACGATTGGAAGCAGCGCCTCTGCCCTCTTGGTTTCCTCCGGAGTCATTGCTCTCCATAACATAGTCATGTCGTCGGTTGTGGCGTATACGTTCATTCCTTTTTCACCGCCTTTTTCTTTGCCTGGTTCTTAACCGGCGAGACGGCGGGAGTTTTTTCCTCCCGCCATTTTTCTCCCCGGATAGTGTTATGTGTTTCGATCATTGCTCCGGTGTCAATATTCCGATATCTTTTCACGGGCTCTTCCTTACGTTGCAGACTTGATGATGGAAAATGCTGTCTTGTCAAGGATTCCGAATCCGATGTATGTCTGTGCTCTCAGATATACCTGACCGTATCCCTGCAGATCTTTTCCGCTGTTATCCGGATCGCCGTAAGGAATAACCTCCAGTGTTACCTGCTTTGCATAGCCCCACTTAAATGCTCTCTGAAAGTCTCCCAGAATTGCCTTATCCTTCGATGTCCCGAATGATACTGTGGAGTTTACTTCCACCTGGCAGCCGTTAATTGTTCCCGGATTGGATCCCCATGCAAGCTGAGGATAGAGCTTCGCTCCCGCCTTGTCTGTCTGCTTTGCCAGTGCGCTTCTCATATCTTTGGAGATTGCCATTCCGGACATATCAGAGTCTACCGTATCGAGTGCAGATACTGCATCCTCGATACATCCGTCAGGAGCTGCTGCATTGTAGTCAATTTCTGTGACGCCGATTGTGTCAAAGCTGTTTGTTCCAATCAGGGAAGAGACCTCTCCGGTTCTCGGATTTACTCCGTGCATTGCCATGATATCAAGGCCTCTTGCTGCCTTCATAGCAAATCCATCGTTGAACGCTTTGAGGATTTCCAGCTTTTTCTCCTCGGATGCATACATAAATTCATTGGATACTCTTGCACCGTATTCGATCAGGAGTGGTGCTACCTTCACGGGATCAACCGTCACTCCTCCTGCGCTTCTCTTTCCATTTTCAGCCACGAGATCCACCTCTGCATCCATGGAAAATGTCATGATCTCGTTTCCGTTGAATGAAATCGGCTCCTGTGCGTGCAGGGCGGCGATGGATGACTTTCCTTTTACCTTGTTGTATAAATCACTTACCAGTTCCTCCGGGAATAATGTTCCCTTGCTTAATACTTCGGCCATTGTTTACTCTCCTTTTCCTGTTAATCCTGTCAGCAATTTTTTCATTGCTGCGTTTTTGCTTGCCGCTCCTGCCTCCAGATCTGCCAGTGGCGGTGTCGGCTGTCGTCTTCCTGCGAACAGTTTCACCATTGCTTCGGCGTCTTTCTTAATACTCTCCTCATCTTCTCCCGACAGTCTCGCTGCCATCTCGTAAGGGAGTCCTGCTGCCAGCGCTACTCTCGTTTTTACCGAGTCGGTCTCGTATTTTTTTAGCGCTGCGTCCTTCTTTGCAACCTCATCCGGAGAGAGGAATCCTTCGTACTGCTTTTTCACCTCGTCAGGCGAGAGGTATCCCTCATACTGCTTTTTCACCTCGTCAGGTGAGAGGTATCCCTCATACTGTTTTCTTATGGTCTCCTGCTCTCTCTTGATTCTTTCGCCGATTGCTTTATCAAACTGCTCCTGTGTTTCAATTACATTAAATTCACTCATTTCGAGCTCCTTTCCCCACTTAACCCGGTGGTATCGGTAATTTATTTACTAACGCTTTAGGCGATTAGTAGCTGATTTTTTGCTTTTTCTTTTCTTTACTTTCCCCACATATCCAGCTTGCCAGAATCACGCTGTCCATCAATGACACATCTATCGTATCGTTGATGGACCTATACCCGAATCCTCCATTTGATCCGATTGCTCTCTTCTCACAGTTACTCACAGACCTTGTGAGTGATGGCTGGTTCATGTGACAGAGCGTTTTTGCATATAGCCTCTGTTCAAATGCTGCATTCGCCACTATGATCTCTTTTACCGTCGGCAAAATTGGAGCTTTTAGTTTTTCCTCCTTCATTTCTCCGGCCAGCAACTGTTGACCGTTTGCTCCATCTATGACGACCTTTCCCACATCAGCCTGTGATAAAAATTCCAGAATCCAGTCATTTCCGGCCCGTGTCGGTCTGCAATCTACCACTTCCACGAATATCTTTCCGCCTGCTGCCTTTGCAGCAATGGCGAGAGATACGTTTGTTCCGTCGTGTCCGTATTTGATTCCTACATATAGCTTGCTCTCCAGCTTCGGCAGCTTTTTCGCTGCCAGCTCTTCCCACTCTGCTCTGCTTATCGCCGACTGCAAGTTGTAGCGAATCCAGTACCCCAGACGCTGGATGTTGAAATCCAGGTCATCTGAGCCGATTTCCGCCATGATTTTCCTCTCTGTCAGAATGGTTCCGAGCGATGGATTCGTTTCGTACCATGCGGCTTTGTCATGTGGATCTGTCTGCTGTTCTACAGACCACTCGGCCCATCCGGTGTCTACCGATGTGCCTTGCAGTACTGCGTCCCTGAGTTTCATGAACACGGTGCCTGATGATACCGGAGTCGGAGGCGTTCCGCAAAAAATCGTCTGTGGGTTTTTGCTGTCCGATACTACATACTTCAGCGCCGTCTCCTGGTCGTCCTGATACTCCTGAGCCTCATCGATAATCAGGAGGTCGAATCCTTCTCCGAGGCCTCCCTTTGATGAACGTGTGCGGAAGTCAATCCTTCCTTTTCCGTCAATCAGTCGGATGCTCTCCATTCCGATGGCGCCGGTTGCCTTGTATGGTATTCCTGCATCTTCCAATAATTTCTTCAAGCGCTCCCATGCAGCTCTGCTCGTTGTTGTTCGATGTGCCGTGTGCAGGATGTGCTCGTCATCCTTCAGCCCGAACATTTCCCTGATGGCCACAATCTCGTTCTTTCCGTTTCGTCTCGGTATCGAATATCCGAATTTTGAATGTGTCCACAGTCCATCCTCATTGATTGCCAGGATGTCGTACAGAAGCAACTGCTGCCATTCCTGCGCCTGTCGACTGGTGGAATTGTAAAGATCAATAGCTTCTTGTCCCCTTGTTTTCTCGTAGGGGATAACCACCGATTGAGTGGGAGTCTGTCGGCCTAACTCTGCCATGTCCATCCTCCACTCTTCTCTGTGCTATTTACGTTCTTCTAATTCTTTTTCTTTCTGCCTCGCCTGCTCCCTTGTTCTCCTTGTTAGCCCGAGCCTTAAATTTCTCCGCTTTTCAAGTTCTTTGTCGTCCGCCGTCCAGTTCTTTTTTGTCCACACGTTTTCCCGATATTTACCGGACTTGTATGTGACTGTGCATCTGCAGTTATCATGCCGCCTGTACACATCAGCTGGCACATCTTCGTATCCATACGCTCCGGCCAGGTTTCTGCACCACGCACATGCTCCTCCCTGCAGCTTTCTGACGATCACCACATCCATTCCTTCTCTGTATCTGAATTTCGCATTCATGGCTATAAAATCATCCAAAAAACTCTGAGAAATGTTTCGGACCGGCTCGTCCATTCTTCTCTCCACTTCCTCCCACTCGATCCCTTCCTCGCTGATTGCACTGACAAGTGTTTCTACTCGCTCATCCGGAAATGTTCCGCTCATTGCATTCAATCCGATTCCGTTCTCCTGGTCTATGGCTTTCTGCACCACCTTCGCCGCCTCATTGGTCAGTTCATAATTTTTCATAAGCACCGGCTTGATGGTTCGTTCTGCGATGTTATAATACATCCGGCCATCTGGCAGTACATCCTGCGTGATGTCTTTCTTCAGGATTTCCGCCAGGATGTCTCCGAGATTTCTTGCGAACAGTGAGGTCTCGTCCATGGTTGCGGTGCCGTCTCTTATTTTTTTCAAAAACTTCCGGATGTTCTCATCAGCTGATACTGCTTTCTGGAAATCGTCCTGTATCTTCTGCAAGAGCTCCGGTACAATGTCCTGTGCCATCTTATTCCTCCGCCTCTATTCCCGTCAGGTCTCTCAGGTTGCTCTTTCCGAAATATCCCTCGATTGCCTGGTTTATTTTTATAGCTCCGTCTCCGATTGATGAGAGCATTGCTGCGTCCGGCTCGAATACCGGCTCCCACTTCGGTCTTGTCAGATATACCTGCTGCCGTTGATATCCGTAATCATCTCTGATACATGCTGCGAGATATCCGGCATTCAGAAATCCGACGCCGAATGTTCTCTGTGCTTTTCTTGCTGTCAATTTTAACGTTTCATGTGTTGCCTTGATTGCCTCTGCAGATGATGGATTGTCTGACGGAAATCCCAGATCGTCCAGCGTCAATCCTGTTTCTCCAGAGAAGAGTCCTGCCAACATCCTGATCTGATCCACGTAAGGACTCATCGACTGCTGCGTGAACTGTCCGACTTGTGGGATGGTTCCATCCTCATCCTTGTCAAATTGCATGAATGAGGAGTATGTTGCTTTCCACTTGTCCATCCTTTCCGCATCCTGGCTCAGTCCTGTCACGTATTTTTGTGGAAACGAATAAAATTCTGCGCTCACTTCCACCCGCCTCAATGTTCTTAGAGCTTGCTGCATGATCCCCATGCATGCCCTTGATATCCTGGAATGCCCGAATGGTCTAACCGCATCCGGCCGTAGAATAACCGGTACCAGAAGAGGATACGGTGCCATGTTCTCGATGTCATACGTCTGTTTGCCTTTTTCTATGATTTTTGTGTTTCCCGGAGTGAAATATGCCTCTTTTATAGCCGATCCATTGTCGTCTCTCTGCAAAACGGCATACCCTTCTTTTAGCATCATTGTGATAGGATCGATTATTCCTGTCGCATTGCCTCCGTCAATCACCTGCAGCCTTGGATACCCTGTTTCGTCTGCTGATATGTAAATAAAGCAGCATGAGCTGATTGACGCCGACAAGACCGCTGAATCGAACAGGACATCCTTGCTGTTCATTTCATAAATTTCATTGATTGCAAAGTTATCGTCTGTAAATTCCCGGAACACGAGCCTGTCTGCCAGTGAATCCGCTGCTTTCCCACACCATCCAAGTGTCTCCTTCAGGAATGCAAATTTCGGAGGAACGCTGATCTGAAAGTCTTTCACCGCATTTTTCATTTCATAATACTCGTATCTGAGCAGCACTCTCGGCCTTTTCTGTGCTAATTTTGTTTGAAGGTATCCGATACCTCTCAGATTATCCATGTCTGTTTTTGCTCCTTTCAATTTTCGTGAGAAAATGTTCCCAGTGACGGCGTGAACTACAGAGCACACCCCGGGGAGGGAGGTATGCCCCCCCCTCTTTCATCACTGCTGCCCCGCTCGATATTTCTTCCAGTCACACGACTGGGGGAGCATCCGGTTCGTTACAACCTCATCCTTGCTACTTTTCTTTGTCTCTATCAGCTTGTTTGATTTCTGCCGGTTGCAAATCCAGTGAGCCAGCTGCAGGTTTGAGATGTCCGACGGATGCCCTCCCCGGTCAATCGGCACAATGTGGTCGATGCATGGACTCAGTGGGTTCGGGTATGGTATCGTTTTATCGACCGGCTTTCCGCATATTCCACATGTGTCCTGTGTCGCCATGATTCTCTTCTTGTTCCTCTCGAATGCCATGCGGTGGGTACCATCGTGGTCCGGGCGGTTTCTTTTTGTGGGGAGCATGTTTTCCCTCTCCTCTCCGTTGTTCTTACTTTACAATTTACCATCGATGTGAGTGCTGTCGTGTGCTGACTTGTCCATCCTCTTCTCAATCTCCATCAGCGCCCATCCGTGAAAGTGCTTCACTCGGCTCTCTGAATATCCCATGATATCCGCCACTTCGTTCCATTCCTTCGACCTGTCGCCATCTATGTAGTACAAGATGAGCAGTCTTCTGTAGTCCGAATTGTCCAGGCTGTATATGAGTGTGAATGCCTGCAGGTAGTTCATTGACAGCTCTTGCTTTTTCTCTGCGATGGTATCCTCCAGCTCCTGAATCATCTCTACCGTTTTCAGCATCCTGTCCTTCGGCGATGTCTGTACTTTTATTCCGTCGTATGCGATTCCCTTCGGTGAGAGCATCAACCTCTCCTCCTGCTGCAGGAGTTCAATTTCTTTTCGTAATGATCTAATTGATTTTAGTAATGCCTTTGCTCTCACGTTTTCCTACCTCCCTATGAGAACGGAAGCTCCTCATCGATTCCGTCCGGGATATTCATGAATCCATTCTCATCATATTCCGGTTGTGGACTGCTGCCGCCTTCTCTTTTACTTTCTGCAAACTCCTGACTCTCTACCATGACCTCTGTTGTGTATACTTTCATCCCTTCTCTGTTTGTGTAGCTTCCCGTCTGTATTCTTCCCTCGACTACGATTTTCGTGCCTTTTTTCAGGTACTTCTCAGCAAACTCTCCATTCTTTCCTAACGCCACACATGGTATATAGTCTGCCGACTGCTGCCCTTCGGCCGCTCTTCTCCTGTCCACTGCCAGCGTGAACCTTGCTATCGCTATCTGGTTCTGCCCTTGACTGTATCTCACATCCGGATCCCGTGTCAGGCGTCCCATCAGTATCACCTTGTTCATTTGTTCTCCCTTCCTGCTCCCAGAGCTTTCTTCCCACTGTATATCAGGCTCTTATATGGCTGTTTCTTTCTCAACTGCTGCCGCCTGATCGCTTCATGCCTTGTCACTGCTTCCAGTGTCTTCTTGTCCTTCCTCGCTCTGCTTCCCATCTTTTTCTCCCTTCATTGTCTCTCTCACAATCAACATCAATACATACAATGCCAGTACGAGCAGAATCAGTGCTCCTACTGCTTCCGTTCCCATCAGTGCCAGCTCTAACACGGTTTTCAGAATCATTGTTGCATCTTCATAAAATTCCATCATCCTTCAGTCCCTCCTCCAGAAACACAAATCCAGGAGAGGCATCCTGCTCCCGATCAGCAGGCTCCTCTTCTGGTTCTGTATCGTAGTTTTTCCCGAATATGCTCATCCAGTCCAGCTCTGGGAATGCTTTCCGGAATATCCTCTGCGCTGATGTTTTTAACATCTTGGCCATCTCTGCATTTTTATGTACCGCTTCCGGACCTTCTGTGTGATGGTAGATGCAGAGGTAAACCTTCAGCCCGTACTTTTCTGACAGTTTCCTGTTTGCCCTCCCGAATATTACATGGTGCTCCTGGACTGGCTTCATGGAATAGTCATCATGCAGCATCATGCACAGGTAGCATCTTCCATCCTTTTCCTGCATTATGCTTTTCATTCGAGCTCTGTCTCTCTGGAGTATTTACTCGTCTCCGTCCTCTCAACCTTGATGGTTCCCTTGGATATTCCGATCGTAGCCGTGACCTTTGTCCCGGTATTTATGGTCATTTTCTTTAACTTTTTGGTGACCAGGAGCGGAATTGCATTGTTGAGAATCTCCTCCACTTCCGGAAAATCATTATGGAACAACTCGAACGTTGTCCCCTTTGCGGAAAGTTTCTGCGCTTCCAGCCTCTCCTCTCTTTCCTTTTTCTCTTTATATGCTTTTGCCTCATCGCATTTGCATTCCAGTGTGACCTCTTCATCGATCTCATCCTGCGTATACCCTGAAGGTACCTCAATCATCTTGTTCTGCCCGCAAAATCTGCAGGCTCCTTTCTTTGTTTCCATCCTCTTAACTCCTTTCCTCTTCCACATTGCTCGGTCTATACTGATTGAGCCTGTCTATCTCGTTTATAGCTGATTCATAGCAAAATCTAACGATGTCACGGCTTCCCTCGTCGTCATAGCACATGAGGGAGGAACTCATGTCCTCCTGCAATGCTTCCAAAACGCTGTCTTTTCTCAGATACGCCATTATTCTTCCTCCTCTTCTCCGTCCTCAGACAAATCTATGAACTTCATCAGCTGCTCGATGTCAGATGCCATGTTATAGACTGCTGCCCGGAGCTTTCTATACTCTGACAGTTCTTTTCTATCTTTTTCTTTCATGGCGTCCGCTATTTTTTCGGATTTGTAGGCTATCGTATCAATCAGCTCACGAATCGTCTGATCGTACTTTCCAGCTTCCATCTCAGTGTCGACTGCTGCCTCTTCACTTCCTGATTCAGCTGTCTCACATATTCCAGTTTCTTCTGATCCGTCTCCGTCCACTCCCCGAATATCGCCGGGAGTTCCTTCCTCGCTTCCAGCATCCCCAGAAGTGAGTTCATCGCTATCGTCAGCGACGGGCTCCGCATCGTTTTTCGTGCTTCCCTCTTCAGATTCTTCATTTTGCACGACTGCTGCCTCTTCATCGTTCTCGTTTTCCTCCTCTTCTGACGCATTTTCTTCGGATTCCGTCTCGTTTTCACCTAATTCCGGAGCTTTTTCCACATTATCCGGTGCATTTTCCACATCTTCCGGTTCGTTTTCTTCTCCCTTTTCTTCTGTCTGTTGCGACGTCGCAACAGGAGGCTCAATTCCTTGATTTGACTGGGGCTCGCTGACTTTTTCCTTCTTGTAAAAATCGGACCATACATCTTCCTGTGAACACAGTGCATATATCCCATAAATCTCATTCAGAAATTCCTGCCATGTCATACTCACCGGCTCCGGTTGTGTCATCAGCTTGTATTTGATTCCTGTGTTCCAGTCATACATGAACAGGAACATGATTCCTTTCTTGTGTGAAGACTGTCCGGATGGTGCCATGGTCTCCGCCGCTTCTTTGTACTCCGGTGGATCTGCGTCCATGCATTCCATGACTTTGTTCAGCATTTCTCTCCTCGGCTCAAAGAAGTCAATCAGGCATTTGTCAAGTGCTGACCCTGTAGTCTCTGCCTCCTGCTCCGGCTCCGGATCCTGCTGGTTGAAGTTCTTCAGCTCTCGAATCTCCCGGATTGTGGTCTTTTCTGTTATAAGCTCAATCTCTGAATCCGGAAGTGTGAGCATCTCTGACAGCTTCGATGACGAGAATGCTTTGAACTCCTCTTTTAGCTCCAGGGAGTTCCCTCCCTCGGAGTATTTCTCATTGATTGCGATAAATCTGGAAACGGTGCTCTTACCAAGTCCGTATTCCTTCTGTGCAAATTCAAAGATGTCGGTTGCTCCGTCATACATACCGGAATCTCTGATCTGCTTTAACCGGTATCCGATATACACGAAATTTCCAGCTGTTTCCGCCAGTTTTCTCCGGATGTCCTCCTTCCAACTTGTCCACTCATCCAGCGTGATCTGCGTATACTCTTCCATGCTGTTCTCCTTTCTTCTCTCTTAATATGTTTTTGACGAGTTCTGCTGCCTTTTCGTAGCATTCAGCATCTGCATCTTCCTCGCCTTTTTGTATCTTTACCTTCAGCACAAGCCTCCCTTTGACTTCTCCCCTGTATTCCCAGATTTCTATGTAGTTATCTGTGTACATGGAAAAGTGGCTCGCCATCCGGAGGTTCATGCGCTTCTGTAGTTCCTTATATGCTCCATAAAACTCATGTACTGCTTTCTTATACCGTTCATCCTGGCTCATATCCTGCTCCTATATCGCCATCATAAGAACCTGCTGGCTTGCTTCCTGTGCCGCTCCTGCTGCCAGCTGGCCACTTTTTAACCGCACGATGTAACTGTCAAGCCATCTCTGCATATTCTTCTCGTCCGGCTTTTTGTCATGCGCTCCATACCACTGAATGATGCTGTCTCTCTTTGCATCTATTTCTACCGTGATGTATGGAATCTCTGGATCCGCCTGCTGCCGTACCATCAGGATATAGGTCTCGCCTCGGTTGTATTTTCCCAGATATCCATCTCCTCCTACGCAATGATGGAGGATTCTTCCCTCCATGACGATTTCCTCTGCAGATCTGGCCGGACGGATGAGCAGGTTCTCGTCTTCCCAGAAATACCGGTTCCGGAGCTTTCTGTACTGCTTCCGGATGTCTGAAAACCTTGTTTTGACTTCGGCGAGACGCTTGTCTGCCTCTTTCTTGCTGCTCTCCGTCACCATCTTTGTGTGTGCAGCTGTCAGGTCTCTCGGTTGCTGGTATACGGTGTTGTTTAAGTCATAGCCCAGTGACTGCCTCATTCCCAAATAATCGAAATATGTGCTTGCAATCTGTTTCAGCCTTGCCATGGCGTGAGAGCATCCGGTTCCATATTCGCATCTGGCGTATTTCTTTACTCGATTGAGTATCTGCTGGACTGTCATGTACTGTGTGGCCAGAGTCAGCTGATCTCTCTGGATTCCGATTTCCGTCAGAGCCTCCACCTGCTCCTCTGTCCAGTGCTCGTCCATGCGTTTCTCCATCTGCATTACTTCTAGGAGTTTTGTGTCTCCCTGGTTTCCTATCAGCTGTTTCACTCGCTCCTTTCGGATTCCCAGGAACTCGTCCGGACGTTTCGCGTCCACATCTTCGACAATGCCATAGTGATATTTCACGAGCATCTTCACCACGCCGATCAGCTTCATTTTCACCAGCATCTCAATCTGTGGCGTCTGGATGTATCTCTCCATATAGTCCACCGGATTGAAGGACAGGTCACCTGCTGCCTCCTGGTATTCCTTTATTGCGCTGTACTGGAGAAACGTCCCTCTGAGGTTGTCGTAGGTCTCTTTCATCACTCTGGCCGGATGTATTACGATATTCGACAATCCGGACAAATTGCAATCATCCCAGAAGTCCTTGCCACCGAAACAGTCATGCTTGTGGAAATCCATCTGCATCTTTTTCCCCGGTTCAAAATATGCCCTTGCTATCTCTACGCCAGAAAGTTGTTCACATGCTCCATATATTTCCGGGCCTTTTTCCCCAGCAAACAGCTCCAGCTGCCACTCTTTTTCCACTTCCACATATCGGAACACTGCGCCGGTCTCTTTGTATTTCTGCCCCAGGAACAGATACGAGGTCTCCCTGCGGAATGACTGGACCTTTCCCTGGGCTGTATATACTCCAAACGCTCCACACATCGGACACTTTCCTCCGCTCCCTTGTCTTGGCTCTTCTATGATCCTCTCGAACTGGCTCTCATAGGACTGGCCAGGCTTCCATCTGGCATCTGTCACGCCTCCGCACTTTGTACAGGCTACTCTCGCCCTGGCTCCCCGCTTCTTGTATATCAGCAGGTGCTTCTGGTGAAAAATGTTGTTGTCTGCATAGTCCAGGATTTTCTTCTCCGGAAGCTCCGGCGTGTTGTTCCCCCTGTCATCCAGCGCCCGCTGCCGTCTTTTCCATCTCTTCTCTGACCTGTCCCGATACTCTATCTGGAGAATGTGCTGCTGAAATCTGTCGATGTACTCCCACCACTTTCTCTTGTCGTAGACATAAACGTGGCCTTGTGTGAACTTCTGTATTCTCTCCAGGTCCTCCTCGGATGTCAGGACGTTCTCGGCAATCAACACCGCTGTGGTCTTTGAGATTCTCTCGTCATCCTCCCGCCATATCAGTCCGTAATTGCTCCAGGTGTTCTTTGTAATTTTTCCACGGCTCCATTCCTCGCTTTCCGGGAAGAACGTCCCGAAATCCTTTTGACCGACCATCACCCTGACTCTCGGTGTCTCTTTGCATCCTTTGGCGTTCCTGTATACCTCCAGCATGAGCATCGTCTCACCTGCTACCTCCACCAGAGCCGTCACGCCGATGTATTCCACATCTTTCTTTCTGCTGAGCTTTTTCAACGTCAGATAGGGGATTTTCTCAATGGTTTTTTTCTTCATGCAGACCACCTACTTTCCCAGATAATATTCGGTGATGATCTTCTTTGCGGTAGCCATGCCAGGAATCCCCAGTGTGCATCTTCCGGCCGTCACGCCTGCTGCCTTCATGATTTCCTTGTCTACCGGATTCTGGTGCTTGAAAGACCAGTGAAGCAGTGCAGCGATGCATCCGGCCAGGCTCTTTCCCTTCTTTCTGACCGCTCTTGCTACCTCTGGATGTTCAAAGCACTGGCTCCTGATGTATTCCACCCAGTCCTCCATGATTTCCGCACATTTCACATTCTTAACTTCTACATCCAGCTTTCCGAGAGCTGCCACCATGTCATCACACAGGTAAATTTGCTTTCCTTTTGCGAACTCCTCCAGTATTTCCTGATCTATTCCGTTCTCTTTGGCCAGAATCTTCAGGCTGTCTGTGTCTCCCTCTCTTCTGAGATTTACTGCTGTTTCGTTGATTTCTGCTGCGCTGTCAAATTCTCCGAATCTATCAAACATTTTCGTCTCTCCTTTTCTTTTTTCTCTGTCTCTGTCTGGATCCAGTTTCTGTATGAATGATCCTGCTCCACCCGGAAGCTGGTCTCGTGTCGCCCCAGTAGTTCTGCTGTCTTTTCCCATTCTTCCCTGTTTGCCACCGGCTTTTTTCTTGCCGTCATCCATCCTGACTGCTGCCAGTCATGAATCCAGTGTTCCGCTCCCTGTTGTAAATACCGGCTCTCTGTCCAGATTGTTACCTCGCACTGCTTTTTCAGCCTTTGCAGTGCCTCGATGAGCACCTGGAGGTTTGCCTGGTTCTCTGTTACCCGTTCCAGTTCTCCCTGTTTTGTCAGAGTGGCTGGACCTCTGTCTGTGATGTATTCCAGCAGGTAGGTGTAGCTCCCGGACTTTGTTCCTGGTCCTCTGACCGTTGTGTATATGTAAATGTTGACCTTGTCCATTTATCCGCTCCCCTCCCTGATGAGTGTGTATGAGAAATACCTGTATCCTGTAAGATCAGAAACTCCGGAATGTACGCTTTCCTTCTCCAGCGTGTACCCTTCTTTCTCTGCCACCTGCTCCCGGAACCGGTTTGATCTGATTACCTCTTTCCGGACAGACGGCTTTTTGAGATTTCTTGATGGGTACCACCTTTTTCCGATCAGCTTTCCCTCTGTTTCCTCTGTCTTCAATGCATACTTGATGAAATATGCTGCCAGCTTTTGGAAGTTTGGCCCTGTTGTCCATGGATCCACATGAATACCTCCGTGTGGCCAGCACTTCGTGAGTAGTGACAGGATGTCCATCTCTTCTCTGTTCAGAATCATGTGGATATGCCTGCTGCCTCTTGGTCCTACTTCCTTGACATAGATATATTTGAGCTGTTTTCCTGCTCTGCGGTATGCGCTCCGGAGCTTTCTGATAGCTTTCTCAATCAGTGGCTGCATCTCTTCGCTCCCTCCCGGTCTCCGAAAGAAGTCCAACCTCACCACCACATCTCCGTTTTTATAATTTGCTGCCATAAGTCTCCGGAGTTCCTTCTCAGCTTTCCTCTGGTTTACCTTTTTCTGTGCCTCTGAGGTCTGCTTTTCCTTCTTGGCTCTCTTCTCTCCTTTGACATTCACCCGGTATGTGTAATACTTACAGACTTCGATGGTATCTCCTGCCACACATGTCTCCTTTATGTATGGCATAGCTCCTCCTTGTCCTATGGATAATATTTTTAGCGAGATACTCAGGGAGCCCTGAATGCTCCCATTTTTCTTGACTTTTCCGGGTTCTTGCAGTACACTATTTATAGGTTTTTTCGTGTACTTATAAACCCGGCCGGTAGTTCCCGCTACCGGTTATTTTTTTGTCTTTTTCTCAGCACAAGATTACTCTCCTTTTCCCGGACTGCTTGTTCATGATCGTCATGCTGATGTTATCCGCACCAACTATCAGCCAGTTCTCTGGCACATATCCGGCATTCTTGATGATCGCTTTCTGCTCCCTTGTTGGTTTCCTTGGCATTTTATGCTTCATGTCTGCTCCTTTAAATTGCTTTTAATATGCCCATTAACACCGCCCACCCAGAATCTCCGGTGATGCACGCTCTTTTCACTCCACCATTTTCAAAAGTGGCCACAGCGAACTCTTCTCCTCTTTCCTCCACATATTCAAGCGATACCATATCGCTGTAGTTTCTGGTCATCTTCATGACCTCACCAAACGCTTCAATGATCTTTTTCTTGTCCTCCATATTTTTCTCCTTTCTGGTGGTTCTCTCGGTCTCTTCGTGACCATCTCCTCATTTCCAGCTGTTTTATACCGTGTTTGTGACTTTTCACATTAAAAACTCACTGAAAACCTGTTAACCTACTACACACTCTCTGGCCGGTGTGACCGCCGCCATGTTTCACACGGTACGCTGATACTGGCTTTCGGCTTGCCATCATCAGAGCGGAGGGTGCCACCCATCCGCTGACGGGGACTGCTGCCCCGTTTCGGCATTTCTTTATTTTGTTGAGAAATAATGATCTCCGACTTTCTTCCATGGGGTTCCATACTTCGGCCATTCACCGGCTGTGAAATATAGCAGTCCCGGCCATCCTCTTTCCTCCAGTTCCATCTTCACCGCCAGGAATGTCTCCTCTGACGGCTCTGCTCTGTCCATTCCTCCATCCCAAAATGAGGAAAAAGCGTATTTCTGGGATATGACCTCTGTGATACTGTCCGGAAAGTCCGGATCATCGACTCTGTTCAGAATCACATCCGCAACCATTCTCTTTCCGATCAGATCTTGATTCCCTGCCTCTGCTTCCACGCATATCGCCATCAGCTCCAGCTCGTCCATCTTCATTTCTTCCTCGATATCATCCGGTGTCATGGTGTATACGGTCTGCTCCGGAGCTTCCGCGCTTACCTTCTGAAGCATCTGCAGTGTTTCCACTCTTATCTCCGGCTCCCATCTCTGCTCTACTGGGAGCCTGTGTTGTACGAGATACTGGTGATAACATGCGGCACCTGCTGCCATGGCGAACATCACGACTGCTGCCAGTTTCAAATATTCCCATGCTGTCCAGATGATCCTCTGGAGTTTCCTCTTCGTTCTTCTGTTCATTGTTCGCCTCCTCGCACCGTCTTCTTGTACTGGTCCAACAGTCCGCGATATATGATGTACGCTCCTCTCTTTGCGCCTTCCCTCTTGACTGCATATCCAATCGGAAGCCTTTCCTGCCTCATAAGGTACTGAAGTGTTTCCAGATCCATGTTCAGCTCCGATGCCGCCTGCTTCGTTGTCACTCTTTCCATTGCATCTGTTGTATTCATATTATCCTCCTTTCGTACTATTTGTAGTACGGTTATGACAAAAAAATTTCTCCTATTGTGCAGTTCAGCGCATCTGCAAGTTTTTCAAGCGTACTTGATGATGTTCTGTACTCTTTCCCACTTTCCAATCTTACTATTATTCCACGTGCAACCTTTGATTTTTCTGCCAATTCTACCTGTGTCATACCTCTGTCTCTTATACACATCTCCGAGCCCACGAGACACTCGCTAATCTCG